ACAGACAGAACATGTTTGAAGAGATACGGTGAAGTGTCCGAGTGGCTTAAGGAGCACGCCTGGAAAGTGTGTATACAGGAAACTGTATCGAGAGTTCGAATCTCTCCTTCACCGCCAAATTCAGTGAACGCAAACCCCTGATTTTCCTAGAGAAAGTCGGGGGTTTGTGGTTTTTGGCGTCCGAAAAATAGCCTCATGGGACCGCCATGGGACTGGCGCGCTATTTTGGCGTTGGAAAAATGTAGCTCACTGATGACGCCTTTCGGCGCATTCGAGCTTTGCAGTGATTAGAATTCCCTTACCCAACTCTCAACGGAGCGGAGAAGAATGAATCAGCAGCAATGGAATGAGCAGGCAAGCGATGTAGTGAATACGCACGCCAAGGAGATTCAGGAGTTAAAGGAGTTTCAGCTTCATCTCGAAAGAGATAAAGATGCTGACCTGTTGATGCAACTGAATGAAAAGCAGATGGCGGGCGCCACCAATTACACAAATCTTCTATTGGTCGCTGGGTATGCGGGCCTGTTTGGTTTTTGGTCCACCTTGTCAACGAAACTCCCACCCATGCTTTACGCGCTTTGCGGTCTCCTGGGCTTACTATCCTTGATGCTTTTCATATCATGGGAAATCATCAAAATGATCTGGGGCAGTATCCATATGGCCAGAACTAACGCGATGATTGAAAGCATGAGAGGGCCTAAACTTCTCCAGCTATTTCTTGCGTCCACGAAAAAATTCCAAATTCGTTCCCAGCGGGTGTGGTGGATTTTTTTAATCCCATCTTTGTTGTGTGGGCTCAGTGCTGGCTTTCTTTTAGTGGGGTTTTTCTGCTATCAGCTGTGGCAAGCATTCCAATAACGCGCGTGACAAACAGAAAGGACCCTTAGACATGATGATGACCCGCAAATTTCACCCCTTGGCCCAAATGCCAGGCGCGTTGCCGGTTACGGTCACGGTGGCCATCAACTTCGTGCAATTCGACGTGCACAATCCAGACATCAGCCTGCGTGCGCCGTTTGACCGAGTACGTATCGAGTCTGCCACCTTTGACAGGAAGCCGGTTTGCAAGGTGATCGCTGAGGCGAGCGACAATCAGTTCTGGCAGTTGACGCTGAACATCGAGGACGGGGCCGAGCTGGGGGGGCTGATTGCCGAGGCAATCACGGCCGCACATAAGCTGTAAAGAGGAAACCACGCCGCCTCGGCCGCTGTGGTTACAATAAGCCACCATCACAAGGAGTTATTGCAGTGCAGATGCATGAAGCTAAACAAGTAGTCCAAGTTGTCGGTGCCGGCAATGCCAATACCAAGCTGGCAGCAGGCTGGACATTGCTGGCTGTTGTGTCGGCCGACGTCGTGAAATCTGAAACGCCCTCTGCGATATACGTGCTGGGCAAAGCAGATCCTATAGAAAAAGACGTGTCCCAAATGACCGTCCAGGAGCTGCAGGATCTAGCGAAGATCGACGGCTAAGCCGCAGTCCTTCGAATAATTCCAGCCTATATTCAATTGGCCCCCACACCCGACCCAGGTGTGGGGGCCTTTTTATGGCATCGTGGGAACCAGTCCCCTCCAGGCTGGCTTGCCACTACATGACCTTCTGGCTTCGCTGAAAGCGGTGGCCTGAGCAGATTCAGTGCAGAGCAGTAACCGGTGACAGCTTCAAGGCCATTTGCAACATCCCGACCACGTCGGGTCCGTCTTCATTGATCCACGTTCCATAATGCTGACGTATCATATTGCCGTTGGTATGGCCCATCTGTTCGGCGATCCAGTCGATGGACGCCACTCCCGTGGTCAGCAGTTGACTGGCGTAGGTGTGCCGGCACTGCCCGGGTCCCCGATAGCGAACGCCGGCAGCTAGCAAATGTGCCTTGAAGAAACGATCGCGCACCACGAAATCATTGGCGTGCGGCAGGCCGCTTTTGGTGTTCAGGAACACAAAGTGCAGCTTGTGATTGCGCACAGTCTTGTTGTCCCGCTCGACCACCTCCACGGTTTCCACTTTGCGTTTGCGGGTCAATGCATCGATTTGGCGTAGGGCGTCCCATGCTGGAGCCAACAGGCGCACTCGGCGCGTCGATCGGCGGGTTTTCGTCACTCGGTACGCGCCGCGCACCTTGGACCGGCGAAAGGTCACCGTGCCTTGCTCCAGGTCCACGTCCTCCCATGCCAGCGCAATGGTTTCCGATACCCGTGGCCCTGCCCAAATCATGAACTGAATCATCAGCAGCTCTTGCACACGATGCGTCGGCGTCTCAAGAATCTGCTTGATCTCCGCCCTGGTAAATGGATCCGGTGCCTCTGGATCGGGCAATCGCACAAACAACCCCTCGGTCGGATCGTGCGCAACCTTCTTGCGAGTCCGGTAAAGCCGAAAAACCTGCCGGACATTGCAGATAATGTCCCGGATCGTCTTGTTCTTCAGTCGCTTCGACAATGTGTCCTGCACCCACTCCTGCAGGTCGAGGTGATCAATCTGGTCAATCTGGGTCTTCCCCCAGCGCGGCCGGACATGCACCTCGGCCTTATTGGTGTACCCCCGATAGGAAGTAGCGGCCACGCTGTTGCTTTTGATCTTCAGCCACAGATCGAGATAGTGGCCGAAGGTGTTTTCAACGAGGTTGGCGGAATTGGGAAAATGCCTGCTGTAATTGAAAATACCGGCCTGAATCTCGTATTCGATGATATTAACCAAGCGTTCTGCTTGCTCCCGATTGGCCGCAGTGTTGCCGCCGGGAATAAGCTCCCGATATCGCTTGCCGTTGAAACGGAAATAAACCCGTACTGAATTGCCACGGGCTTCTACCCCATGCGCCATATGCACCTCCTGTGCTATTCGAGTGTTGCTCGGTGATCCATAAATCGTGCGGTTGCGGCGGTTGCCTCACTCCTGCCGCAACAACCAAAACAACCCAGCACTTCTTTTCCGCGCCTGAGGAACACCGCTCCGAGCCTCCTCAACCCGAAGCCGATCCGCAGCCACCTGCCGCGCCTTGCTGCATTTGCGATGATTCCCATGCGCCCGCGACCTGCCGCATTGGTCGCAAACCCCGTTCAAATCCAGGCACCAGGGGAACGCTTTCCTTTTCTTCATAACGCCCCCCGACCAAAGCTGAAACGCCCGACGTGTAAGCTGAAATTTCGCCCAACAGAGCAGGGCACATCCAAGGGCTCTAGAACCTCTATCTGCATAGTGTTTCTCCTTTACACATCCCGGCACTACGGCGCCGGGTGATCCTTCAATTGCAGGTCGTTACGCCTGCTGAAAAATCCAGCAGCGCACCGTGGTGCTTCTTTTCGGCGTGCCGTTCATGACGGCCTGCGACGCACGCACCGCGCTGTGAATCGCCTTGTTGGTCTCTAGCCATTTGTGGCTGCGGCTGTTCACCAGCAGTCCGCGCAACGTCTTGAGATCCGCAAGGCTCTGCCGATGCTCGCTGGCCTTCTCGGCGAACTCGTTGAGGTTGATCGCGATGAGTTTCGGGTCGGTGCTGTGGTTGACCTGCGGGCCTTCGCCCAGGCTTTCGAGGTATTCGTAGACTTCCCAAAATTCGGCAACCAGCGGGTGGTCAGCACTGATCGCGGCTTGCCGCTCCAGCGCCATGACCATCAGTGCCTGGTGCGTCGTGGCGACGTGGTTGTCATCGAGCGGGCAAACAAGGCGCAGGCAATCGACCAGGGCCATCAACTGGCTGTGGTTCTTGATGATCCGCTCCACGCGGATTTCTTTGAGCCTGCGCAGATGCTGCTCGTGAACCAGCACGCGTTCGGCGAACTTGGCCATCACCTGGGCTTCGGCACGAACGGCGAGCAGCAGGAAGTGGCTCAACTGTTCAACCGTGATCAGGTTTAGGTTGTCAGCCGCTGCACGGCTTTCGGTGGTGACTTCCGGGCGTGCAAAGTGCGATTTGATAATCCGAGTCAGGATCGCCTCGGACGCGCTCACATCGGCGTTCTGGCTGATCGCAATCGCACCCCGGAACGGCGGTTCGTAGGTTTCGTTGCCGCTGGTTTTCATGCCCTTTGTGCCGAGCGTGCCGCCGCCGTAGAAGTCTTTCAGTTCGTCCCAGTCGAAGCCCTTGGCGTGCGCTTTATCCGGCTCGTTGCGGTCGCCTTCGATCAGCACTACCGGCATGTTGGAGACTTGGCCCATGGCGCGCTGGCGTCCGGCACGGGTCGATTTCGACGGGTCAAAACCTTCATGCTCACGGCCGAGCAGTTTCCACAGGAAAGTCAGCAGCGTGGTCTTGCCGGCGCCGGCTTCACCGGTGACCTCAAGGAACGGAAAGGACTTGTACTGCGCACGGATCTGCTCGGCGAACAGCGAGCCGAACCAGAACGCCAGAGCAACAATGCCCTTGGCGCCGAAACACAACCACAGCATCGGCAACCAGTCGGTCCGGTACTGCTTGGCGTCGCGCTGGATGTGCATGGCGATCGACTTCTGCAGCGTCTTCAGCCGCAGCTTGCCGAACTCGAAAAAGTCCTCCTTGTTCACCACGCTGACGATACCGCCGCGTACAGCGAGGTCGCCAAACACATAGCAGCCTTGCAGTTTGCTGTAGCCGATGAAATCGATGGTCTCGACAGTCTTCAGGCCGAACAGCTGATCCTTCATGATCTTGTCGAGCTGCTGCCCGCTGCCGGTGAATACGGCGCCGGCGGCCATGCTGAGCAGGCGCTTTTTGAACTCGCTGGCGGCCGCGACCTGGCCACCGGTGAAGGTGTTCTTCACGCTGCCGCTGTCGTGCGGGAAATCGACGCGGAAGTAGTACCAGGATTCGTCGGTGACTTCGTTGCGTTGGAAGTACAGCGCGCGCGGGTAGCAGTTGGCGATCTCTACTACGCCGCCGCATTGGCGCAGTGCTTTTTGACGGCGCTGCTTTTCACTGAGCAACTGGTCTTCGTGACTGGTAGACGTCTCCAATGACTGCATGGCCTTGTTGAATTTCTCCAGATCCATCTTGAACCAGTACAAACGGCTGTCGAAGCTGAAGTGAAATTCATGACGTTCGCGCCAGTCGCACATCAAGACGCCTTTCTCTGCCGCGCTTTCAGCAATCAGCAAGGATCCGTGATATCGAGCATTAGCCAGGTCCTTTTCAATCTGCTCACTACATTCGCTCTCGCTATCGATGAATGCCCAGCGCTGATGCAGATCATTCCAATCGACCTTGCGACTGTCCGATTGCGGGATCTGCGCTGCTTCGCACTCGTAGCCCAAGGCGCGAGCCTGGCGCACCCAGCGCTTGATGAATTTGTGCGCGCCGGTTTCGTTGTCCAGTGCCCAAATGAGCTTGGGCAGTTTGCCGCCGCGCTGCCGTGCCAGCTCTTTCAACGACTCTTCAGGGAAGAAGGCTGAAGACATGGCCGACGCCGCCGCGATGCCGTTATGCACCAGAGCGATGGCGTCAAAGATGCCCTCGACAATCCACAACTCTTTGACGTCCAACAGCTCTACACATGGCGGGCACCACCAGTACCCACGTGGGCTGTCGCCGGGCTTGAACCGCGCCTTCATCTTGCCGAACCGGTGCGGCCGATCAATCAGACGTTCCCAGTAGCCACCTTTTTCCAGGGCGAAGCGCACCGTCGCGCTGCCGGCATTCAAGTCCTCAGAAAAATAGGTTTCCTGCGTGTACCAGCCTTGAATAACTTCGTGACGAAAGCCCCGGGCAAACTCAAGGTAAGCCCGTGCCGTTGCCGATGGAAATTGCTCAGAGGAGGGGGCCCGCTTGCTCCAATCATTGAACAGATCCTCGTAAATCTCCTTGAGGTGCCAGCGCTGAGCGCACTTGCCCTCGCGACCACAAATGATCAGCCACGGCTCGGAGTAGCGGGCGTACAACTCCTTTTGACCACAAGCCGGACATTTGCCGCCTCGTAGATAGTCGGTGCTCAAGCGACGCTTGAGCCCGTAATCCCTAGCGAGGCGCTGCAACACATCGGCATGCAGCGCGGTGGTGAAGGTGTTCACCGACGATTCTTCGCCCAAATGCCGCAGGCCAATACCGTGATCAGCTGCTGTTGCGCCGACATCGCAGGTATCGCCGTATACAAGGCTGCGCGTCGCTCGGTAATAGGAATAGAGCTGAATCGCTCATCATCCCAGTGCTTTTTAAATTGGGCGACCTGCAGCAGGCGTGCGTTATCCAGCAAGCGGCACGCTTCAATCCGGGTCAGTGTGAGGGTGACGCAAACAGTGTCTTCCATTGAAACCTCGATTTTCAGGCATGGCATGCCCATCACCCCGCAATGCGGGGATGCCAGAAACGGAAATGGGCGTGAGGGTGTGTTACGCGGAAAGCGCTTCGACTTGCTGGATGTCAGTCCAGGCCAGATGTACCAGTTTCGCCGCGAGGCTGGCCGGCACTTCCAGCGCCACAGTCAAGTGACGTTGGGCGCTGCTGAACAGTCGATCAGAGTCGACCAGGTATTCCGCTCGATGGCGCAACAGATAAGCGTGCGCAGCATCCTGCATGCAGGTGCGGTAGTCCGGGGTGATGTGGGTGGTTTTCATTGTTTGGCCTCCAGTCCCTGGATTTGAATTTGCTGAGTATCGACTGGCTTCATGGCAGACCGTCGCAATGCAGCATCCGCCAAAGGGAGTCGTACCTCAGGATTCGCCATGCCGCTGGGACTCATCTCATGCGTCATTTCGAACTGTGCGCGAACCGACCAGCCGCAGGCTTCATTCAGGCACTGCAAATAGGCGACGCGAAGAAAAATGTGAGTGCCTTCGCTCGTGCGTATTCGCATCCGAGACTGGCAGTGGGGACAAACAAGTTTGTAAGTGCTCAATAGCGGCATCCTTGCGTTAAATGAACGGTGTCTCAGTTCCCGGTGCTGATCGTGCCTTCCTTGATACCCAGCAACACAGCGGCTTGGTGAGCCTTGCCGCGACGTCCTTTCTTGCGGCCGTTGAGCAAGTCGCTCACCAAGTTGCTGTTGAGGTCATGCCGGCGGCAGAACTCGGCTAGGCTGATGCCCTGTCTATCCAGCGCTGCTCGGGCTTGCTCGGGTGTGAGTGGGGCGGGCATAGTGTCCATTCGTGTGCATCCGTGTTGATTAGGCGTCATTATGCCCAAAGAGTTGGGCCTGTAAAGGGTGGAAGCTTGAAAAGTTGTGCATCTGATGAAGAGTTGGACGTTGGAGTGGGTGAGCGTTTGCGCGAAGAAAGGACGCGCTTAGGGCTCAACCAGGATGCCTTTGCACAGCAGGGCGGCATCACCCGCAACACCCAGGGCAGCTATGAAAAAGGCGAAAGAAACCCCGATTCCGCCTACCTTACCGCCGTGGCCAAAGCCGGCGTGGATGTGTTCTATGTCTTGACGGGCGGGCGTATGCCAGAGCCTGCCGGCGCGCTGGATCCTGCCGAAAACCAACTGATCCAGCAGTTCCGTAGCCTGTCCGACTATGACCAAAAAGCTGTGCATCGCATCGTCGGTGCCATGGCCGAAGTAACCCAGCTTTCCAACGTCAGGAAATAACTCGTCGAGATTTAGAACATTCGTTACGTTGGATTTCAGTTTTGATTTTCCGCGCTCCTGAGTAACGTTGCGCCCGCAATGCACTTAATGGAGTAGTGGGCATTTGGATCAAGATGAAAAAAAGAACACCCGCATGGAAAAGCCGAACAGCGAAATGTCCGAGTTAAATCAAGAAGAGCGGAATCTTCTTACACGTTACAGAGCTATGTCTGACCAAGATCGCGAATACATCCAGCACTTTGTAAGCGTGCTGACGAGTGCAGGCGCGCAGGCATAAACGACAATCAAGTAAACAATTCAATTGAAATGCATAAACAAAAAAGGAACCCGGCCCAGCGTCGGGTTTTTTGTCAGGCAATGGTGGAGGGCGCCCACACTCAGTACGCCCAGCCGCCCCTGAATCCAAAAATGCAGAGTGCCGTAGCCGCTAGGTTGCAGCCTTAAGGATCACTCTCTTGGGGCGGGGAGAAACGGCTTTCACCACATCATCGATCACCGCCTTGCCCATCTCCGTCAGAAAATGCGAAGCCCAGGCGTATCGGTCGGTTTCTTTCATGAAGGCAGCGTCTTCGGCGAGCGCTTTAGCCAGGCTCAATAGATCAGATGCCTGTTCCAGCGCCGCTTTGACGGGAACGCCAGCGCTGACCTGGAAGAGCGGGATTTCACCGCAATAAATGAAGTGGGTGTGGCCGATGGTTTTGTCTTCGACTTCTTCAATCATTGGTCGCCTCCACTGGTGGAAGGGATAAGACAGAAGACTGAAAGGAATCTATAAGGGTGAATCCGGTTTTCGAGCGGGTTAACGGTGTGCATTGTCTAACTCCTTGACATGAGGAGCTGCCGACTTCGTTACCAAGCGAAATGGGTGGCAGCTATGCGCAGGTTGGTAAACCGGGAGTCAAGGAGACCGGCACGCCCGAAGGCGTCCCACGCACAGCCGCCATAACAAGACTGCCGACTCAAAAAGCCGTCAATGATGAGGGGGCGCTGTTGCGCAACTCGTCGGGTTACCAAGCCCGATCACTGAATGTGCAGTGACGTCCTGAGAATATCCCGCCGAAAGAAAGGCCAACAAGGCGATGCCTGCTGAAAAACGCGATTTGCGTACTTCCTTACGCAACGCGCAGATTTTGCCTACAACTGCGACCTGAAGCCACCCAATATTTGATGACTAGCGCTGCTGTAGGCTCGATGAAGGGGATAAAGGGCTGGTTTAGGAAAGCGACTGTCAGGAGTGATGCTCAAACGGCAGGAGAAAAAAAACCGCCTTTGCGGGGCGGTTTTTCCAGCAAGCCTCAGATTGCGGCTGAGGCTTAGTGCGTCTCACCGGAAGCACTGGCGTGGAGGTCATGGTATTGAGCGTTACCTATCCATGCAACGTTATTTTTACCCCATCAAGGGTAAAGCGTATGAAGTTATGGGCGATAATTTGCCAAAACGACAGACGAAAAAAAACCGCCTTTGCAGGGCGGTTTTTTTGAGCTTCAGCTTGCGGCTGAGGCTCTTAGTGTCTCACGTGGATACACTGGCGTGATCGCATCTTAGTAATCTTCAACTGTCATTGCAACCCAAATCTACATGTCTTTGGAGGTCAATGCGGCGTCGCTAGTGAGCGGTTTCGATTGTATATTTCTGATGGGTAATATTGTCAGAAATAACAGTTTACAAAAATTAGGTGTTGATTTGATCTGAAAACTTCAAGAAGAGCTTATCTGTCGGGTCGCGTTCTGCCTTCTAGGTTATTATGCCGACGCTCTCTCACCAGTTTGACGATGAGGTTTGGCCGGTGACATGCCGAATTCATCCCTCTGACACGGCTTTGCATCCGTGCCGGAATGATGGCTCGGAGGGAACTCAACCGGCCGCCTCACGTGGATAGACTGGCGTGTATCCCCGAAGGTGTGCATGGTCCGGTAAGCGCACTGGAGGTTTGGCCCCCAACCTTGGAGGCCAAAACGTATGAAGCTTTTATTGCGTACGTTGAGCCTCGTATGGAGATTGTTGAAAGCGTTTCGCTTTTACGAGTTCCTGCGAGACCACTTTGACGACCTGAAGTAACGGTCGTTTGTGTGGGGGAACCCGTGTCAGTTTCGACTGATGCGGGTTTTTTATTGCCCTCAAGAAACTGTCAAAAGTAATAATTCAATCAGTTGGTTCTCTGACGCCAGTAGGGCATTTCGTCGGCTTCTGTAGGAATCATCCGGGGACTCTGAATATACTGGTTATGCGTACAGTATTATTCGCATGGGAAACCGAACTGATGAAATCCTCAATCACCGTCACATCTGCCAAACCGTCAAAAGACCTGACTCACTGGCAGGCGATGCTCGCCGACAGATCTGCGCTTTTCGCTCGACCAGGCGCTCACCACAAAGCACTGCTGATCGGAGCCCGCGCGCTGTACACAAACAAGGTGATTGATAGCGACGACCTGTGTGATTTGCTTGAGCTGGCCGATGGAGCGCTGGCCTTTGCAGTGGAATGGATGCTCGACGTCAATAGTGATGAGTAGGCGATGAACAGTCGCTTTGCTCCTGCAGTCCATTTTTCATTCGGGTTCGAATCATGAGTGTCACCATCCTTGGCCCGCTGTTGGCGGGCGGCGAAACGTTCCCGCTTTACTCGTTCCGGATCCCGGCGGGTTTTCCATCGCCAGCGGCCGACCACATCGAAAAACACATCTCCCTGGACGAGCTGTTCGATATCCGAGCGCCGCACGTCTACCTGGCCAAGATCGAGGGCGACAGCATGCAAGGCGCCGGAATATTTTGCGGGGACCTGGTGATCGTCAATCGCAGCATCAATGCCGAGCATGGCGATATCGTCATTGCCGGCCTCAACGCCGAGCCCATCTGCAAACGCCTTCATCGTCGCGACAACGTGGTCATGCTGCTGTCGGCCAACAGTAAGTATCCGCCGCGCTACGTGATGGAAGGCGATGAACTGGTGATTTGGGGCGTAGTGACCTACAGCGTGCGCGACCATGGCAGGTCGTGATCAAGTCTTTGCCCTTATTGACTGCAACAGCTTCTACGCGAGTTGTGAGCGAGTCTTTCGTCCCGACCTTGCCAAGACGCCGATCGTTGTTTTGAGCAACAACGATGGTTGCGTCATCGCCCGCAGCTACGACGCTAAGCCCTTCGTCAAAATGGGCGCCCCGTACTTTCAAATCAAAGACGTGTTGCGCCAACACGGCGTGCAGGTGTTCAGCAGCAACTACGCGTTGTATGGCGACATGAGCGAGCGGGTGATGACGATCATCGAGTCCATGGTTCCCGCCGTTGAGGTGTACAGCATTGATGAGGCGTTCGCCGACCTCACCGGCATTCCGGGTGACCTGACTGCCTTCGGCCGAACCATTCGTGCGGCCGTCTACAAAGGAACGGGCATTCCGGTTGGCGTCGGCATCGCGCCGACCAAGACCCTGGCCAAACTCGCCAACCACACAGCAAAGCGACTACAAGCCCACACGGGCGGCGTGGTGGATATCTGCGACCCAATGAAGCGCGACTGGGTTTTGCGAAACACAGACGTCGGTGAGGTGTGGGGAGTGGGGCGCCGCATGAAGGCTCATCTCGACAGCATGCACATCAGAACAGCAATGGATCTGGCGAAAGCAGGCCCTTGGACGCTTCGCCAGAAGTTCAGCGTAGTGATCGAGAAGACCGCTCGCGAGCTGACCGGGACGTCTTGCCTGGAACTCACAGAGGCCGAACCCGCCAAGCAGGAGATCTGCAGCAGTCGCATGTTTGGAAAGAGGCTGACGACCATAGAGCCGATCAAGGAAGCGGTGGCCACGTACGTGCACCGAGCCGCTGAAAAGCTGAGAGCGCAAAACTCGTTGTGCAAGAAAATACGCGTCAGCATCCGCACCGGTATGTTCAGTCCAGAGGAAGCCAAGTACGCCAATGGGGCGCTGGTTGAACTGCCTTACCCTACGAATGATGTGCGGCTACTGACCAAGGCTGCGACCGGAGTAATCAATCGTCTGTTCCGTCCTGGATTCAAATACAGCAAGGCGGAAGTTTTGCTTTTGGATTTACGGCAGCCAGGGGAGTTTACAGACGACTTGTTCGCGGAGTCGCAACCTCAAGCTGCCGAAAAGGTGATGGGGGTGTTAGATCAGATCAACCAACGGTGGGGCAGCGGAACGCTGCGCGCCGGCAGCGTGCCGGCGGCGCCTGGTTGGGGAATGCGACGAGAGATGTTGAGTCAAAGCTTCACTACGAAGCTGGACCAATTGTGGACGGTCAAGTGTGATTGAGTCTTAAGGTCGAAATGGGTCAGGCTCACCCTCGCACTTTTTCAAGCGCTTAATCACTTCGGGACCGGTTTTGTCGAGGTCGATCCTGCCTGTTTCATCCAGATAGATATCGATGGTTCTGCCCCATTTAGGCGTGATATCGATACATCTCTGAAAGCCTTTGTCAGTCCACCAATCGAACATCATGAAGAAGTCGTCATCGGGGAATAGGTAGCCGAACTCAACGGCCGAGCCACCGTGCTTGATATCGCCTCTATGAATCCTGTCCTGAGTGTTCCAAATGTAGTGAAATTCTCCCTCGCTGTTCGGAGAAAAATTCACCGCTACGACAGGTGAGCCGAAATACCAAAAAGCGATTGGAAGCGCCACGAGCAGCAGAAGTATCCAGCGCCCATAGCGGCGTCCGGTTTTATTTGCATTCATGTAGTTTGATTCCTTTTCCCCATTCCTTAGGTGGTACGGCCAGCACTTGATCCATGATCATTTTGGCTGTGATGCCCCCATTGGGATGTTGGCGATAGAGCTTCACGCCGATGCTGATGGATATTCGATCGGGCGCATCATCCCACGCTCTCAGGCCGTCGACATTGGCTGAGCGGTTTGGGCCGGGTAATTCCCATTGTTCTTTAGGCTTCGTTACGACTTCCTGGGCTTTGCGCAGAGCATCTGAAATGATTTGCTCGCCACCGGCACCATCTAGCAGTGCACTCTCGGATAGGCCTCCCGCTCGGCCAACATAGCCGTAATGAACGTTTGACCAAATGTCATAGAAATATTCGTACTTTCCTTGCTTGTGCCAAACGCCCCCGATGGTCCTGCGGATGATCGGCTTGTGATCCCAAGGGCGATTTTGGCCCACTCGCTCAGTCCAAATGGCCAGAGCCTTGGCTTTCATTCCCAGCGCCAGGCTATAGAAGTCCGGTTTGGGGCCGAGCTGAAGGTAGAAGGGCAGCGCCATGTATTCCTTGGTTTTGGCATGGGCGTCGTAGCTGTTCAATTCCTTCATCTGGCGAACGGCTGGGCTATTGATGTTGGTGTTCATCTCGGCCGCGATGTAGCTCGCAAGCTTTTCCATCATGTCAGGGTCTTTGCAGACAGCTGGTTCGGCGCTCGGCTCGGGTTTCTTTTCGGGCTTTTTTTCGGGTTGCTTGGCGGCAGCCTTCGGCGCTACCAAAGCGTTAGCCGCAGTGGCCTTTTCAGTGAGCTTCGGATCGGCCAATAAAGTCGCCATCTTCTCATCGTCCACGGAACCATCGGGGCGAAAGGCCCCGAGAGCCATGAAGTTAATGATTGTTGCACCACCAGCATCTCCCATGACAAAACCGCCACCGACATTGCCTGATCCAGTGATGATCGTCCCGCCATGGCTGGTGGGACTTCCCAAGTGAGCCATGGGGCGGCCATTCACTTGGATAGAGGGAAAACCCGTCGTGATCACGGCGCCACATCCGCAGGTATCACCGACTCTGGCAGAGCCCATTGTGTTGATGTTTACGTCACCGCTGGCGGAGGCAATCGGGGTGGTGCCGTGACCTGGCAAAGGGCAGACGTGCTTGTCACCCAAGCGTGCAGAAGAAATCATTCAACATCCTTGTTTCCAGCTTCCATAGAGACTTTTGCCAGGACTGACCTGGGTATTGAAGGTTACCGGAAAGTGTCGAATGGGTCACTTTGGTGGGGCTGAAAATGGCCTGTGCTCATCGCATAATGGTGCTTGCGTGGTGTCGAGCTATTTCGTGAAGGTTCGCTTGTGGGTGTTACATCAAGCTGCGTTTGCACGCAGCCTTGATATTCAGAAGAGACTAAGAAAAATGTGAGTACACCATTGAAGGTTTGTCAGTTTTCAACCGTCAAATGCAGAGGCCGCTACCCAAAATCGAGCAATATTTAATTGGGCAGGATATGGGGCTTATGTTTTTTGGGGCAATAAGCTGCCGGTTGTCGTCTTTGAGGTAGTGGATCGGGTCTGAATTTTTTCGCGTGACTTTGACAGATTGTATTTTGCAATCTTCAGTCGTGAACACATAGCCGAGTTCTCTATCAGGTTTTGCGATTACCGCTTTTTTATCAGATATCAATGCAATTTTGGTATTGGGGATTGATGTAGTTATATCGCATGCTTCAGGGGGCAGATGGAAGGAGGAGAAAACTAGGATTTTTTTCAACTGAATTTCTGCTGACGAAGCGAGGGAGCCTACAACTCCAAGATATATTATAACGCTGTAGGATACCCCAAGCATCAATATGAAACCCCTATTGAATCTTTGATTATTATGTTCTGGTTGCGTGGGGCACGAATCTACATCAAGAGGTGGTTTTTTTTGTGTTTTGATCACGTTAAAAAATACATTTATGGCGACAAGGACATAAATCGGAATGCTTGCATACATTCCGATATACAGCCATATGCCTATCACTCCTAGAAATGTGAAAGTCTTTTGAGCAGAGGGGAACTGAGTTGCGTCAACGTTGGTAAAGTTTACGAGAAAGTCGTCGGCGATGGAGTTTGCCATTAAAGTAATAATTAGGGTTGAAATTGCGGCGAGGAGGTTAACTGTCGTTGCGTGAGAGGAATAAAATATATGAATGCGATAGTGGAAGATCGCAAAGGCTAAAGTGCTTAGGCATATTATTGCGAATAATGCTTTGGCAAATAGTTTTGATAGTGAGAAGTCTAGGGTAATTAATAGCGCTAAGACTACAAAGGTCGCAGTGCTAATCGTTACAATAAGTGCGATGTAATCGAGGAACTCCCAGCTTTTAAAGCTGTAGTTTATTTTGAGTTTTGGGTTTTTTGTAAACAATGGCTTGGCGGAAAATGTTTTATCTAAAAACCAGAATAGAAGCAAGGATGAAAAAAATAGAATCAAGATGGAAATAATTGCCATAAAAAATTTCTACGTCCAATGGTGTTGATTGCGGTTATACTGTTAGTCCGGAAGTTTGGCGCTCTTCGCCTCAATTTGAGCGCTAATTATATTTAGAGCGTTTGGTTGTGAGTGATATATTATTTGGGATATGTCTAAGTTGCGATATGGATGAGTATTGTATTTGTTGCCCTTGTCTATCTCGTAGTGAGTTTTTCTGTCGAAAAAGCTCACGTCGTATCTGGCGAATTCACACAGTACTCGCATGAACGATCGTACGTATCGATAGGCTCCGATCAATTTTTCTGTTGAGTCTCCAATGCGAATGAATTTTATGTTGTTAGGTGAAGAAAGGTTGATTTCGTCGTATAGCGTGTATTCGTCGCTTTCGTTTTTTAATAATTCATAAATGTTGGGTAGCGTTAAAATTCCGGCCAGACTGTAAATTTTATTACATGCGTCTGCGTAATTAAGAGCGGCAGTGCTGAGTGCTGTTTTGGCTAGTAGGGCCGTTTCAATGTGTTGTTGTACTTCGGCAAGTGTTTGGATGGTTGAATTAAATTTAGATGTATTAATTTCTGGGGTTCCATTGATAGGCCCTAAGTCTTTGAAGAAGCGTAGATGCAGTCTTGGGTGGGCATGAAAATCTCCTACGATATCACCTGGATAATTTGTTGGGTTTAAAGCTCCAAAGTATTCAAACATGGCTTTTCTATGAGCGTAATACCCATCCATGTTGTTCTTGACTTGAGTGGCTGCAATTTGGGTTCGAGTGGCTGCAATCTGTGTTTGAGTTGCTGCAATTTGAAGTGATGTTTGATGGGTTGCATGTATTCGAGCCACTAATATTGATAGTGGTATAGAGAGAGAAAGTAAACCTATGGGTAGTTTGCTTATATTCAAAAATTCAGAAAATCCTTCCGCAGTTAACGATATTGAATATCCTTGCCAAGCAACGATGCCCAGTACAATAAAATATAGTGCCGGTGCTAGAATGCTAAGCCATAAATAGCCTTGCTCTGCCAATCCCTTACTTGAGTTTGGTGAAAATGGGTAGATGGGTTCGTGATCTTTCTGTTTACTTATTCTGCGTGAGTTATAAACTCTGAAAGCGATTTTTATTATGATAATGCTAAGGAAAATTGGGGCAGTAAGGTAGGCAAAAAGTTTGAAATATTCGTCCATGACAGCTCAATCAGATGTTTAAGTGGTGCCATTCTGCCACTAGCTGGGCCGTGCGCAAGCGATATTCGGAATAAATGACTGTAACGGGGGTGTGAGGGTGCAGCGCGCTTTCTTGCCAATCTCTATCGGCGGTCGGCCTCAGTCCCTCAAAGGTGGGAACCCGCGCTGCAAAACCTCATCATGAATTCTTCATGTAGGCCTTCATTTTACAACCGACAACTTCCGCCCGACCCACTCCGCCACCTGCGTAACAACGGCATTTCCGGCACCGAAAGCCTCCGCAAGGTTGGCCGCATCCAGTCCGAGGCAAAACCCATCATCCTCAGCCGCTCGCTGCCGCTCAGCCATCTGA